TTGTTGGTGTTATAGTATTTGTTGGTGTTATAGTATTTGTTGGTGTTATAGTATTTGTTGGTGTTATAGTATTTGTTGGTGTTATAGTATTTGTTGGTGTAATAGTTGCTGTTGGTGTTATAGTTGCTGTTGGTGTTATAGTTGCTGTTGGTGTAATAGTTGGTGTAGGAGTTATTGTTTTAGTTGGTGTAATAGTTGCTGTTGGTGTAATAGTTGGTGTAGGAGTTATTGTTTTAGTTGGTGTAATAGTTGCTGTTGGTGTTATAGTGTTTGTTGGTGTTATAGTGTTTGTTGGTGTAATAGTTGCTGTTGGTGTTTTAGTTATACTTGGTGTTGGTGTTGGACTTGATACTACTGATGTAGTTGAAACTGTGGGTGTAACCGAAGGAGTTGGTTGAACAAAAGAATTTTGACCCCCTACAATAAATCTTGGTATTAAATCAATCCTTACAAAATCATTTTTATTTGAATTATATGGTTCAAAAGATGAAGGTGTTTCTTTTTTTTCTTGTAATACAGGCTGTGCAGTATATACTTGTTGCTTCCCTAATACCCCCCATCTTATGCTATTTTTACCTTTATAATTGTTAAATTTCATAATGATTAAATTAAAATTGGGGGTAAGAATTACCCTACCCCCTTAAAATGTATTTTATCCTACGCACATTCAGTTAATCCACCAAAGCCAGCAAAAATTTGTGCTTTTGTTAGTGTTGTGTCAAATGCAGGTGCCGCATCTCTTTCGAAACCAGTTAAGGTTACAGTATATCCATTTCTATCCCCAAAGGTTAAACCTGTGCCTGCACTACCCGCTGATACTGCCATACCAAAATCATAACCTAATAAGAAGAATGTTCCTTCATTTGATTCAACAACAACCCTTAAACTTGTGCACTGGGCTAATTTTGTCAGTTGATTTTGAACCGTTTGACGTAATTTATTAAAAACCATTACCAAATCTTGTTGGTAAAACACGGTTCCGTTTTCTAATGATGGTGTAATTGTTTCAGTAAAACTTGCTGTGTTTTTCTCTAATTGAAATTCATACCAAGTTCCAGTTCCATTCATATCAGTAACACTACCTGTAGAGTAGGTAATACCTGTGATTGAACCTGCTAAAACATATGCATTTTTTAAACCACCAACTGTATCTCTACACCCCTTGCAAATTGTAGATGTAATAAGACAATTAGTACAACTCATATTATATGTTTTTATTTATATAAGGGGGCTTTTACACCCCCTTATTATTTTTATTTATTGGTTATGCTAAACCATTAGTGATTATAAATTGTGGGAAAGCAACTTGTGCCCCTACTTTGAAGTTTGCTCTCAATCTAACCTCATCAAAATCTTGTGAATAGAACATTCTCAAACTTTCTGAATCAGAAAGCAAGTCAGTTCCCATAAACATATATGATGCTTTTGATAATACCATCAAGTTAGAACCATTTAAACCTCCAACTGGATGAACTAAAATGTTAGTTGCTGGGTGGAAAGTTCTCATTTCTGCAAAAGATTGGTCTGGGGAGAAGTGGAAGTAATTTGCAGTTCTAAAGTTGATTAAGTATTTTCTATAGTTAGCGTGAGACATGAAGATAACTAAATCATCAGCATCTGCAATATCATCAGGTATTCTAACTACTAAATTATCAACTTGTGCTAATGCAGTTGTTGCATCTAAAGCAGTTTGACCAGTTACAACAATATTACCAGAAGCACCAACTCCAGTTGAACCTACTTGTGCCAATAATTGCTTAAAACCAGAGAAACAAGTTGTTGCAGATGATGCACCCCAAATTAAATTCTCAATATATTGTGAAATTTGGGCAGTCTTCAATTCAGAAATTTGTGCTTCAAATGGAACAGTCTCGTTATATGATCCTGGCTGTAATAATTGTCCTAACCAATAATCATTTAAATCACGTGGGCATAATGATTCATTTACTTTTAAATCACATACTGTGATGTCCCTTTGTGTAAAAGTTGTTGCACCAGATGTGTTCCATCCACAACTACCTTCTTGCACCACGAGGGTGCTGTCTAACAAATTTATTGCCTGCGTTCCTTTAATACCAGGTTGCACACGAATAATCTTTGCAGTTTCACCTTCCAAGATAGCACGTCTAATTAACTGACCCCCTAACTCATCGGTATATGTTGCTAATGTTGCTAAATCAAAAGCAAAATCATATTTTTTGTTATTACTCATTTTATTTAATTTTATTGTTTATGTTTATAAGAGCCATTTCTGATTGCCCTTAATTCTGAAAATTTATCATGCTTCATAGCATTTAATTCTGAACCAATATTTTTTGGCTGGATAACTGGATTTCCTGCTGGGGTTTTTGCAAACTTTTCAACTTCCTTGGACATATTTTCATAATTACTGCCCATCTCGTCTAATCTTTTTTGCATAGCACTTAATGCAGTCATAACCTCCTCCATAAATCTTTCCATATTTGGGGTATTTTCAGATAAGTCAGCCATCTCCTCAATAACTGTTTTTTCTTTAATTACACCGCCTTCTGTAGTAATTTTAATTTTTTCTTCACCAATCATAATTTGATGGTCTCCATCAGGGGCAGGGGTCTTATTACCTTCTGCATCAACAATTTCAACTGTATCCCCAATTTCAAAAGTTTTTGCTTCCAATATTGTGCCATCTGCTAATGATGCTTTCATAAAATCATTAGTTTCATTTACATCAACTGTTTCTTCTTCCATATTACTGTCTTCTTCTTTATAGGATAAATCCTTGATTATACCATCCTCAACTTTTATAATTGTGCTATCCTCTAACTCATATTCTCCAGTAGCAGCGGGTAATTGTCCATCTGTGGTAATTGCATAGATTTCTGATCCTATTTCTAATTCATCTTCACAAATTAGTTCCCCCCCTCCTACGGTTTGATAAGAGTTAAAATTCAATCTCAAAAGTTGATTAAGTTTTTTTATTATGTTTCTCATAATTGTTTATTTATATAAATATATAGTTTATTTTTTTTATACCACTTTTTTTTCTGAAAAGTAGCCTTGAACTGAAAAACCTTTTAATTCCCCAGATTTAACTTTATTCCAAATTTCATCATTATTGATTTTCATCATAACCATCCATGATCCTATTGGGGTATTATAACCATACTTTTTTTGCTTATCATAATTTTCATCTTCCACAATCCAACTTTCAACAACTGTAACATCTTCTAACATTTTTTCTTTATGCTCCACATTTGTGGCATCAATAAGTTTATCTGTCATAAATTTTCTTTGCAGTTTTTCTATTGTTTCAGATGAAAAATAAACAAAATAAATACTATCAGTTGCAAAATCTTTTCTTGGCATCATTTTATTTGGTATCATAGCAGGACCAACTAATATTCTTTTTTCTGTATCCACTATTGAAAAAGCATTCATATTGCTTGTATCTTCATTTTCTATTCTATCAATATAATTTGTTGCCCAATCTAATGCTTCAATCCCCCCCCAAGCGTCAATCGCTAATAAACCACAGCCATCTTCATAAGATTTTGATGATTGCAAATCCTTTTTATGCCTTGATAAAAATGACTTCATTCTTTTTATTGTGTTGATTGATATGGGCTCCCCCTTGGCTAACTGGTTCATTCTAACTTTCCCCACTTGTGTCATACAATTATTGGGGTTATTATTTTCATCAAACCATTTTAAGGCTTTTTTTGCATTATTTTTTATATAGTCTGGGTAATCAGTTACACTTTCCTCAAATTCAAATAAATCATTTTCAAATTGTGCAAATGATTTTGGGTGTTTATTTGGTAGAATATCATTATCTTGGTTATATTTTGGATTTTCAGGTCTTCCATTCTTAACCAAATATAAATAAGCATTAACCCTTGCTTGAGCCCACTGCTGTTGTGATGTTACCTTTGGAGACCTACTTGTTTGAAATGCACCAACACCCCTTTGATAAACAGTTCTTAATTGAGCAATACTAACACCATATCCAAGTTTCTCCTTATACTTCTCATTAAAATCATCTGCCTTCTTCTGTAATGATTTTTCTACCTCTTCTGGCACTTTAACCCCCCTTGTATCAGACGCTTCACCTGGCTTATTTATATCACTTCCTCTCTTTGGATTTGGATTTGGTGTATCTGATTTTGGGGCTTTCTTTGATTCTTTAATTCCACCTCTTTCACCAATTTCAGCAAAAGCATTTCTTGGGGGTGTATTACCAGCAGTAATTGTGGCATTTGTCCTTGTATCAGGTCCTGGCACTCCATCTTCTGTTATAACCCCCCTTGATACCTTTCCACTATTTATGATTGTCCCCTCCTTTGCATAAGTTAATTCAACCCAAGCGTGTCTGCAATTATATGACCCCCTCCATTCAAAAATATCATATCCTTCTGGTCCAATTTCATTTGTGTTGGTATTTGACATTTCTATAATATCCTCCCTTCTAAAAACCCTATTAAGTTTCATCATCTCACTACAGAATACTCTATTCTTTTCATCTCTAGGGCCAACATATTTATATCTAATCCTTACAGTAGGGGTGTCCTCAATATTACTTTCCTTATTTGGTTCGGCTAAAATTGAAAAATCTTTTCTGGCTATTTTTTTAACCTTAACTATTTTAAACCCCTGCTTAATTAAATCAGATTGTGTTTCCCCAAATGATGCAAACATCTGAATAGCACTTGATACTTTATCCTCGGCTAATACATAATAATTTTCATTTGGGGCTATATCACCCTTATTAAAATAATGAAAATCCACTTCGATTGCTGGCTTATTTACTAATGCAATACCATCTAACCCAGCCTCGTTATCATTTTCATCAATTATTAGTTCTATAACTTCGTGTTTCATATCTTTATATTCTTAATTTTTTATACATCTAACAGATGACCCTGAAGCAATATTTAACCCATAAAGACTTAAACCTGAATTAAATGTTGTAAATCCAACAGTAGAAGAACTTGTCCCTCTGTGATATGCGAAAAACTTAAAAGCATCCCAAGCATTTCCAACAAATCCACCACTACCAATTAAATTAAATCCACTTTTATTTGTTCTTTCAGGTGATGCCTCACCATTCCAATACTCATTTCCTGGATATTGAAACAACGTACCATCAGATGACCAACTTGGTAATGCATTAAAATCAGCATCAGTTGGTACTCTATATCCAACTGGACATATATTTGTTGTGGTATTTGCAGATGTGCTAAATTTTACCGCTTCATTATTGTATAGTAATCCATGTATTTGAGTATTACCTGAATTATTATTAACAAAAGTATATAAAGGTGTTGTTGATGCACTTGTTGTCCAAGACCCCCCAGTTGTGGCAAAATATATTGGTGATCCATCTTGGAATTTGGTTGTCCTTAAATTTTCTGACATCCATACTTGATTGCCAATCTTAATTGTATTATAAACATTACCATCTCCATCTGGGGGTGTTAATAACGCACTTTCACAAGTCTTATTTGTCCCAGAAAAATATAATTCAAATACCCCATATTCCATAGCCGGGTTTTCATTTTGATAAGTAAAAGGTAATACTTTTTGACCAAGATTTATACTTGTGCCAGATGGACTATTAAAAGGGATTGTATGCCCTGTTGGGGCGTATAGTGTAACACTTGCTGTTGCACCACTATAATTAGTTGTTTGTATTAAAACTGCCATATCTTTATATTGTGCTTCTTTCTCTCTGAACCCTATCAAATTGTTGTGCTGATGACATATCAGTTGAAACAACATAGGTTTTTATTGGTTGATTATTTTGATTATTAAAAGTCATCAGTTGATTAGTTAATAATTCTTGTGATGATAATGAATTATCACCAACAACCCCCCCACTTGCAAATCGTTTTCCACCACCAACAGTATTGATTGCTGATAATAAAGGCTTAAATATTGCT